CACCATGTTCCCGGGGAAATCATCCAAGGCTGACTATCTCAGAATGGGCGAAAACGGTTTGTGGTATTTTTCTAAGGATGGCCCAGGCGAAAAGATGCTTGCCGACACAAACAAGTTGGTCATCGACGCCAAGGCAGGAATTCCTCATGATATACCATGGATTGCGTACCCCAAAGATGAGCCCGTCAAGCTCGCTAAGATCTACGATCAGGAGAAACTCAAAACCCGAGTATTCTTCAGTGGCCCAATGCATTACCAAATAGCCTATCGACGCTACTACCAATCAGCGATTTGGGCAATTATGCAATGCCACGACATTCTCCCAATACGTGTTGGGATAACGCCGACGTCTTTGGACTGGACACACCTCGCCCACCAACACCTCCAAGTAGGTGAACTTGGGTGGGACTCTGATTATGCCGATTGGGATATGAACGTACCGATTGAACTCATGAAAGGCGTGGTTTACATGTATAATCGCTTGTATAAGCGCCTCGACCCGGACTGGAAACCTGAGGATGACACCGCAAGATTCGCCCTGCATGCGCCTGTTGAAGGCGCACTGGTAATTCTTTACGATATGCTCATCAAGTTTCTCAAAGGTATGATGTCAGGTTATCCTGGCACCGCAGTTGACAACTCCGCGATTAACTTGGCCGTGTACTATCTGAGTTGGAAGCGTATTATGTTGAGACATGCTCCACAGCACTCTTCATTTGCTGCCTTCTTGGAGTTCGTTCGCACCTCGTTCTATGGAGATGATAACTTTGTGACGGTGGTGGAGGAGTTCCTTAAGTGGTTCAACTTCAACACTTTCACCGCCGAGGCTGCGAAGCTTGGCTTCAAAGTCACGGATGCGGCGAAAACTGGCGAGAAACAACCGGACTTTAAACACTTATCGGACATGGACTTCCTTAAGAGAAAATTCATTCATTCCGGAAAGATCTGGGTCGCCCCCCTGGCTGTCGATTCTATTCTCAAGTCATTCTGTTGGGTGCAGGGCGGCAAGCCCTACGAATTTCGTGGGGACTGGCGTGTTACCCG